TTATGTGTTGAGCTTCCTGTGGTAATTCATCAAAGTCATAATACAACTTTTTGCACTCATCAATAGTAACATCAATATCTTGTTCAAACAATTCGTTAACTCTTTCATCATTTATATAAGTTCCAACTTCTAAATTATACTCTGGGTCTGTTTCTTTTACCAAATGTCCCACACCCAAAGTTTTTAAAGATAAGTGGTCTAAATAGATTTCATTCTTATAACCTTCATCTATTTTTAATTCTTCTCTTAATACTACTGTATTCATTTTCTTTTCTTTGCAGTTTTAGCTGATTGTTTAAATGCTTTAGCTGTTGGAGCACCTTTACTACCAGGTTTCCGCATTTTTTCTCCGCTTCCTGCTTTTATTCTTTTTCTTTTAGCATGAATATTGGCGTATAATCCCTTTTTCTTTTTCATTTGCATCTCCTTCAGTTTCGTATTCTATAACACCTCTGCATTTATAACATATATAAGTGCCGTCTGGTTGCTTTTGCAATGTGTAAGCAATACACAATGGACACATTTTATCTTTTTCTTTTCCCAACGCCTAACAACTCACAATGTTTCATATAAAAATAATTACCTATTTTATTAAAGAACTTTGATAAACTCAAATAAAAACTAATCATTTTGTTATCTTCTTATATTTTTCAAAAGTACGAAGTCCGCCCAATCCAAGCATGCCCATAAGTACAGTCATTAAACTTCCCATGTCAAAGGTAGGTAATTCTGGTATATTTATTTTAAGATAAGCACATACAAATATAGTTACAGGTGCAAGGACAAAGTGCCAACATAAAGCAATTCCGCATGTCCATCCGATAAAAGGTCTCCACCCAGCAACAAATATAGACTTATGTTGTGCTTCTGCTTTGTTAATTTCAATTTGACCTTTAGCTAATTCTTGTGCGTGTTTTTCTGCCATAGTAGCCAGGTCATGTGCCAATTTATTCTTGACATCTTTGTCCTCAATAAACTTTCCAACAAGTTTACTTACTGGACCTATTAGTGCTGTTAGCATTGTTATCTCCTTTATGTTCATGACCCATCCATATTCCAAATACTCCAGTCATTACTCCCATAACAACTGAAACAAAAGCTGATTGACTTGCGGTTGGGTCTGTTAAATTCATAAACCATTCAGCACATCTCCAAGACATTATCGTACTTGCTAACATCATGAAGCGTGGTAGAATTTTCCACTTTAAAAATGTATCTACATTCATCTTAAAATCTCATTTAATCCAAAAACCTCTAGTAACATAAAAGTAAGAAACAATAACAACACACCACCTGCTATAAGTTTACCAGAAAAGTTTGTTGAACCTATGCGTATAGCCACAAATTCATTGCCAAGTATTCGCAGTATAAGTTCAAAACTATTTTCTCCTACCTTTAAATCAATAGGTTTTTTCTTATCATCTGTCATTAATATAACCTCATAGTTTCATTTACATTAACCAATTTACAGAAACAATCATAGTTTTTTTCATCTTCACCAATTTTAATTGATTGATTGTCAAGGTAATTTTTAAAATAATCGCAATTATTTACATTAGCAAAATGCGTTTGCCCTGCTGGAACACCAGCCAAATAACACATTAAAAGAAAAGCTGGTTTCATTTTACACTCTGCCTTAAACTATCTAAAACATCATCAATAGTTGGTTCTTTTGAATTTGGATTGTGCAAGCATTTAAATTGACGAGGACAACCAATAAAAGTATCAGTAAATTCCAATTCATAAGTTTTATTTGCTCCTTGATAAATACAAGCTAACTTGCCTTTGTAAGTTTTTTGATACTTTAATCTGCAAGTTACATACACTTTTTTGTTTTTCCTGTATTGTTTTTGTTGCCAAGACCACTTTGGTTGACCTTTGTATTTGTATTCTTTTCCACCAGAATTAAGTGTGGTTGGATATAACATAAATAAAAATGCAATAACATAACTACCAACCATATTTATTCTTTAATAATAACAAAATAAAAACAATAAAACCTATTACAGTTACACATAATATTATTATGCCTAAAGCACTTAATATTTGTTCTTTAAATTGTTGCCTTTCATAAATTTGTTTTTGTCTATCTTTTCTTATTTTGCCCTCCATTTGAAGTAACTCATTATATGAATTTGGTCCAAATGTAAAATTAAGAAATGTTTTTAGCTCTTGCCTTTGTTGCTCAAGTTTCTTTTTTGCAGCGTATGCTTCTAATGCTTGTTGCTCTATAGAACTTGCATACATAAGTTTTTTAAATAAAGGTGGGTTTTTAGCTTGTTTTTCAGCGTTGTCTACATCAGATACAGCACCCATCCAACGACCAATATCGCCAGTCATACTTTCTAAATCACGACCTAACTGAAATCCAGCTTTAATTGTTTCAAATGCTTTGGTGGCAATTCCTACTGCTGCTGTAATTGTTAATGGGTCCATTTAAGTATTCTTTCATCTCACTAATAAACCTATTAAAAGAATAATTGCAGTACCAGAAGTGCCAATCATTATGTGTTCTATTCTTTTAATGCGTAGTATTGTCTCTTTCCATCTTTCAGCACATACAGCTTCATGTGTATCAACTTGTGCTTTTAATTCTGTAACAGTTAATTTAGGCATATACTCTAATAAAGCTCCCAACATAGCAGTTATGCTAAATCTCCCATTACCATAGAGTTTGTGCTTTGATTAGAGTCAGTTTTTGCATAAGCAGATGAACTTTGTTTTGCATAAACTGTTCCATACCCTGTAGTAGCTTCTGTAACAGCATCATTTATCATGTGAATATGTATTCCACCACCATCTTGTTTATCATCAGCAGTACAAAAAATAGTATAAGTAGCATTACTCATATTATTTGTAAAAACAGGTGCATAAAGACCTGTTCCTGAATCTGTTACTGAACTTGTGTTAAATGTGTCAACAACTGTAACACTAGACCCTGTGTGTTTACACCATTGTTTACACAATCCTTGTTGGAGATTGGTTGTAGCAGTTCCTTCACCAATTATAGAAACTATACCAGTAGAAGCCATTGTTGCTTTAGTAGCTCCAGCTATATCTAGCTTAATTGTATCATTTGTTGCTAAATTAATGCCAGAATCTTGATCTCCACTAGCATTTAATAATTTGTCTACTTTTAATTCACTTGCCATTATGCTAACTCCCCTACTGTAATAGTTGTTGCAGTAGCAGGGTCAATGACACTACCATTAGCATAAGCTGTAACTGTTTCTACTTGACCTGTAGAAATAGAATCAGAACTGTCTGCAAAACCAACACTTCTTAATCTATTATTTCCACCATCTGAAGTGCTTTCTCTTGCCATACCTGCTGAACAATGATTTGCATTAGCCATACTGTTAGTAAAAGCAGTTTCATATATACCCGTTGCTACATCGTTTAAACTAGAAACATTAAAGCTATCTGGTATTGTTGCTGTGCTTTTTCCTAAAATGTGAGCCCAACTTTTTACCAACCCTTGTTGTAAACTGGTTGTAGCAGTTCCTTCCCCAGTTACAGTGGTTGCTCCTATTGAACCAATGCCTGTTCCTATAACTTGAGTTAATGCCACTTATTACTCCTATGCGTAAGGACTATCGCCTAATACAGATGTGTCCCAAGCTGCTTTTAACTTTGCTATTGTATCCGCATTAGTAATTGCGGAAGCTGCTGGTGCATCTCTTAATGCAGTTTTTGCATTTTTAGCAGCTGTTTGAGCAGAGCTATCTCCAGCTTCTAATGCTTTCATAAAAGCTACATCTTGTTCTTCAAGCAAATCTTTTCTTACTTCTCTTATTTTATCTTTAAAAATTACTTTAGCTGCTGTCATGTCTTCTGTAATAGTCTTTCCAGATAAGCTCCAAGCATTTCTAAAATGTCGGTCAGATGGAATACTGGCTGTAGAAGCATCTATAGTATTACCATCTTTATCAGCTATAATTGTTGTTGCCATAGTTAATCTCCTTATGCTACTTCTTGGCTTTTGTTAACATTTTCATCAATTTTCCAAGCATTTCTCCAAACTCTTGTACTTGGAAGTTGATCCTTT